AGTAAGCAAAGCGACAAGTGGCAGCAGTTTATCGAGGCATCCAACGAAAAATGGCGTGCGTTCAGCGAGAAACAACGTAATGAAAACAATTGCGCGATGGGCGACGTGAATGAGAGCCTATCGAATCTGACACGGACAACCGGTGATCTGGCTCGCTCGGTTGAAGAGATGCGCTCAGATATTAACGCTCACGATCAGCAGGCGAAAGAGATTCTTGCGCTCGTGACGAAGCCGCAGCCGAAACCACGTGCGAAGAAGACGGTTGCGAATGACGGTCAATAATTCCGGTGGGCGTGAGGTGCTGTGGACTTATCGCAGGATGTTGCGGATGACGAGGGTTGTTTGGGAAAGATAAACTGGACATTGCGAACGTTCATGATTGACGAGCTAACGGACTATGAGGAGCTTGCCGACTTGCGCGTGCGGGTTGGGGAAGCCGGGTTTGACGGGCGAGGGTAATTGAGCAAGATATTAGTTTGCGCGAATTGCGGTAAAGAATTCACGTCAAAAAGCACGTGTAAAAGTTACACGCCTAAATATTGTAGTCAGGCATGTTTTAGCAATCGTCAGTTGCCAGACTCTACCAGATTGAAAATGTCAGCCGCCAAAAAAGGCAAAGCACCGTGGAATAAAGGTGTGCATATGTGGGAAACGAGAGAACATCCACGAGGCACGCTTGGAATGAAGTTTGACAAACAGCCAGCAACGGAAGAGACGAAAAAACGCTTGTCCGAGTCACACACTGGGTTGAAGTATCCTGATCACTCCGGCGAGAAACATTGGAACTGGCAAGGCGGAATAACAAGTTTGAATGAGCGTGATAGAAAGTCGGCAGAATACAAGGCGTGGCGGAAAAGCGTTTTTACCAGAGATAACTATACCTGCCAGAATTGTGGAGTTCGTGGTGGAGACCTGCATGCCGATCACGTCGTGCCGTTTGCGGTTGACCCGTCGAAAAGGTTTGACGTTGAGAATGGCAGGACGCTGTGTGCGAAGTGCCACAGGGAAACAGATACTTACGGGCACAAAATAAACAATCTCGCCAAGAAACAAGAATGGATTAGTGAACTGGCATGACAGATATTACATGGACAAATGAACGGCGTAAGCTAAAGGATTTGATACCGTGGGAGCGCAATCCGAGACAGATCACAAAAGTTCAAGCCAAGCGGTTGGTTGAGTCGTTTGACGAATTTGGTCAAGTTGAAACCATCGCAATTGGACCGAATAACGAGGTCTACAACGGGCATCAACGCCTAAATGTGCTTATGGACAAACACGGCAAAGATTACGAATTGGAAGTCCGTGTTTCGAGCCAATCGCTAACTGAAAAACAACGAGAGAAGCTGACGGTCTACTTGCATAAAGGCGCAGCTGGCGAGTGGGACTTTGACACATTGAGCGAGTTCGATTTGGACGACCTGCTCGACTGGGGCTTCGACAAGGGCGAACTCGACCTCGACCTGTGGGCGGATGACGCGCCAGAGGACGTTGAGCCGCAGATCGACAAGGCGGAGGAGTTGCGCGTCAAATGGGGTGTGGAGAGCGGGCAACTGTGGCAACTGGGCGAGCATCAAGTTCTATGTGGTGACGCGAGCGTCACCACCCAAGTAAAGCAGCTTGACATTGACAATATAGCCGTGATTTTGACCGACCCGCCATATTCAAGCGGTGGGTTTCAGGAAGCACAACGTAAGTCGGGAAGTATAGGAACTCGCCAAAACATTCAAATTGCTTCAGACCAATTAAGCACACGCGGTTATTTATCGCTTATGTCGGAAGTGTTGGCAATAGTTCAAACTGATTGCCTTTATATGTTTACGGACTGGCGAATGTGGTGTTGGACTTACGACATAGCAGAGCGCGCAAATTATCCTGTTCGCAGTATGTTAGTGTGGGATAAAGGCAAGATGGGAATGGGATTCCCGTGGCGAAGTACGCACGAGTTAATCCTATTTGCGAAAAGAACACCATCGAAAATGATGGATGGCAAAACCGGCAATGTTCTTAGATTTGACAGAGTTCCAAACGAAAATCATCCAACGGAAAAACCGGTTGAGATTTTTGCGCACATTCTTGGCAACACTCCGGACGGCGATGTTTATGACCCGTTTCTTGGGAGCGGAACAACCTTGATTGCGTGTGAACAAACAGGGCGCAAGTGCCGTGCGGTGGAGATAAGCCCAGGTTATGTCGCTGTGGCAATTCAGCGGTGGGTCGACCTTACTGGCGGTACGCCGGAGCTTGTTGAGGGATAACAGGGCACATTAAAAGGGATTATGGCGCGCAAAAACAAGTACACGATTGAGCAAGTAATAGATGCCATTCGCGAAAGCAAGGGCATTTTGACCGTTGCCGCGCGCAAGCTTGACTGTTCGCGCTCTACCCTGCAACGCTACGTGAGCAATTACCCGACTGTAACCCAGGCTGTGAATGATGAGCGCGAGAGCTTGCTTGACTTTGCCGAAGGGTCGCTCTTTGATCAGGTGCGCAAGGGCAACATTACGGCCATCATCTTCACCCTGAAGACCATCGGCAAGTCACGCGGCTACGTTGAGCGGCAGGAGCTTAGTGGCCCGGATGGGAGTGGTGCTCTTGCCCATGCCGACCTGGTCTCTGCCATCAAGGAGCTTAGCCGTGCGGGTCAGTGAGTTCAGCCCCAAGCAGGGCGAGGTTTTGAAGTTCATCGTTGAGCCAGAAGAGGTGCTGGTTGCCGATGGGTCGGTGCGTTCCGGTAAGACCATGAGCATGATCGTGGCTTACATCATCTGGGCAATGGAGCACTTTGACCGCACGAACTTCATCATCGCTGGAAAGACGGTTACTTCCACCGAGCGCAATATCATCCGACCCCTTCAGGACGTTGAAGGACTGCCTTATCGCTTGCATTACAAGCGCGCTGACCGGAAACTGGTCGCCAGTTGCGGGGGCAAGGAAAATTACCTCTACGTGTTCGGGGGGAAAGACGAAGGCTCGTATCAGCTCATTCAAGGCTTGACCGCTGCCGGGGCATTCTTTGACGAGGTGGCGTTGCAACCGCAATCGTTCGTGGATCAGGCTACGGCCCGGACGCTGACATTTGCTAACGCTAAGCTCTGGTTCAATTGCAATCCGGAAAGCCCGAACCACTGGTTTTATCAAATGTACCTAAAAACTCCCCGACCGGAGGCAAAGTACCTGCACTTCCTCATGGACGATAACCCGATTATGGGCGAGGTTGAGATTGAAAAGGCCAAGCGCATGTACTCCGGCGTATTTTATCAGCGCTATGTGCTGGGGCAATGGGTGCAGGCCGAGGGCTTGATCTTTCCGCAGTTCGCTGATAACCCGGATAACTGGCTGATTGACGAGCTGAGCGATGAAGAGCGGAAGCAGTTGGCTTACATTACCTTCGGCGTGGACTATGGCGAGAGCACATCGCACACCGTGTTCGTGGCATCCGGCATCTCACGCGGAGCGAAACGCCTCTACGCCCTGGCAGAGCATAAGCGGCAGAGTACTGGCGTTAGCCCTGATCAGATCGAGCGCGAGTTTGTGGCATTCGTGAGGGATATCATGGCCTTGTACCCTGGCGTGCGCCTGACTTACGCCTTTTGCGACCATCCTGAGACGATTACCAACGGCATCGATGCGGCTTTGCGCAAAGAGGGGCTTCCCGTGCGGGCGATTACGGCGAAAAAAGAGGAAATCAATACCCGTATTTATGCGCAGGACAAAATGCTTAATCTGGGCATAATGAAGGTGTTGAGGCGGTGCCCGAACCTGGTACACAGCCTGAAAAATCAAGTCTGGAACCCAAAGAAGCAAGAGGATGAACGGCTGGACGATACGCCGGACATCGCGGATGTTGCTGATGCCTGGGAATATAGCTGGCAGGCATTAATTGACGAATTAGGAGTAAGGGTATGAACATAGATAAGATTATTGACGCGATTACGAAGCTAACTGGCCGTGCGATTAGCAAGTCGCCGATGTATGACAAGGTGAACGAGTGGCGTGCTTGGCTGGATGGAACGGTGGACGGGTTCCACGAGTACAGCGCTATGACAGACCTTGTGAACAACCGCTACACGAAAATCAAGCGGCACAAAACCGACATGTTTAAGCGGGCGGCTGAAGATTGGGCATCGATGCTGCTGAACGAAAAGACGCGCATAGAGCTGGATGACACCACCAGTGAGCTTTGGCTCCAGGGGGATGACGGCAAAGGCGGCATATTAGCCGATAGCGCTTTCAGGCGCAACGCTAACGAACTGGTTACAACATCCCGCTGGTCTGGCACCGGGGCTTTTGAGGTCTACGTTGATAACATGGACGTGGGTGTAGAGGATGGCCGCTTATACGGGGGATCGGGCATCGGCATCAACTTCCTTGCAGCAGATCAGATCATCCCGATAAGCCACCGTAATGGCACCCTGAAAGAGGCGGCCTTTGCCAGTGAGCGGCTTGATGGGGACAAGAAGTTTTTAGATGTGACTATGCACACCCTGGTTAGCGGCACCTACCAACTTACCAAGTTCACGCTGGACAAAGACGGCAAGTTGGTTGGTGAACCAACGACTGTCAACACTCTTTCCCCTATTCCGTGGTTTTCTGTCATCCGCAAGTCTGGCTATAACCGCCATGATCCGGCAGGGCCTTTTGGTGCTTCAATTGTCGACGGCAGTGAGGATGTGCTGAAGGGGCTGGATGCAGCGTTCGATAACTTTATCGTTGACTTCATGCTCGGCAGGAAAATGGTGTTCATGAATTCATCCATGTTTTCGGAGGACACCGATGGTAATCGTATTGCCCCGCAGATGGCAGGCGCGACGCTGTTCCTCAAGGTGGGCGACAGCCAAAAAGACGGCAAGTTGCTTGATGAATACAATCCGACGTTGCGCGTTGCCGAAAACGCCGAGGGTGTGCAGAAGATGCTTGACCTGCTCAGCTTCAAAGTCGGTTTAGGCGAGGGCTTTTATCGCCTCGGTGAAAAAGGCGAGATACAGACCGCGACTGAGTTTGTAGGCTCCAAGCAGACCCTCGTCAAGAACGTCGCTAAAGAGATGATCGGGGTAAGTGAGGCGTTGGTAAATATCGTTCAGGCGGTGCTTTGGGTTGGTGAAAACGTCCTGAAGGTGCCAGGCGTGAAAGCCGATGCATCGGTTACTGTGCTCTCAGACGATTCCTACATCACCGACGAGCTTACGGAGCGCAAAATGTGGCAATCTGAGATCGCTCAAGGCCTACGCTCACCGGTCGAGTATCGCATGCGCTTTTTTGGTGAGAGTGAAGAAGACGCCGCAAAGGCAATATCGGCCATGAACGCCAGCGATCCGAACATCCTGCGACTACTTGAGGAACAACAGCTTTAAAAATGGACATTACAACGTTTGATGCGGCAGCTGAACGGTTAGCGGGTAAGATCACCCGGTTCAACCGTCGCGTGTTGGTATCTCTCGGCGGGGATATTCAGGATGTTACCAGCCGCACGGCTAACACGCTCCAAAATGCCGTTTGGCACGCGGACGCTTTGCAGATTGAGCTTGCAAGCCTCATGCAAAAGTCAGTGAAGGACGCAACGGACATTATCTCCCTTGCAGGCCTTGAAGCCAATAAGCAAGCACTTGCCTATTTCAAACTTTATGGCTTGGAGCTGCTGCCTGATCGGAAGGCACTGTTGGCTCAGAACCTACTTCTAAGCGTAAGCGAGATTACCAGCGGGCGGTTCACGAACCTTTCAAACACTCAGGCGATCGGCTACCGTGCCTTAGGTCCAGGGGGGCGTACAGTGTTCTATGGCTTTCGAGAGGCCTACGTCAAGATCATTGATGATGCCATAACCGAGATGGCGACTGGCGTGCGCGGCTTCAGGCCGATTTACCGGGACACGTTGATGCAGTTTGCGGATGGCGGCTTGCGGGTGGTCGACTTTGGAAGCGGGCGTACCATCGCGCTTGACAGCCACCTCCGGCAGTCTGTTTTGGACGGCGTGCGGGATATCTGGCAGGCCAACCACGACAGGGTCGGGCGTGAGTTTGGCGCAGATGGTGTGGAGCTTTCCGCGCATGGTGGCTGCGCGCCTGACCACCTGCCGTACCAGGGCAAACAGTACAGCCACCGCCAGTTTGAGAAATTGCAAGACAGCTTAGAGAGGCCAATCGGGATGTGGAACTGCAGGCATATCGCATTTCCTGTCATCTTGGGCATTTCTCGGCCAGCCTACTCAAACAGGCAGCTTAAAGAGCTGCGAGACATGAGTGAGCGGAAGGTAGAGTTTGACGGGGAGGAATACACCGCCTACCAGGGCACGCAATTGCAGCGCAAGCTTGAAAGCCAATACCGGTCTTTGAATGACAGACTACAGACTGCGAAAGACGCGGGGCTTGAAGACGATGAACAGGCTCTGGCAACGAAACTTAATCAAGTAAGAAAAAAGTACTGGCACCTAAGCAAGACCTTTGGCCTGCCATACAAACGAGAGCGCTTGTTGCCATTGCAGGAGCCTGGCCGGTGACACCGTCCGAGCTTGAGCGCATCCTATATCAGATGTTCAGGATGTTTTGTGCGTGGTACGAAAAGAGATATAAAAACGATGATGCTTGCCTTGAGAATAGAAATAGTGTAAAATAACTATTGACATACGCACATCCGGCTTGCGAAAGCCACCCGGGTGGGGATAACAGCAGTACGCGAAACTAAGCGTCCCGCTCTTAGAAGGAAAACCTTCTGAGGCGGGCGTTTTTTGTTTAACAAATTTTGGCCGACGGGCGATAAGCGGAGAGAGGTAATCATGACTGAAGAGGTCAAGGGGACTGCCACTTTAGAGCAGGAAGCCGTAAAAGACACCGATAAGGTGGAAACCCAACCGACTGCCGATAAGGGGCAGGAAAAGACATTCACTCAGGCCGAGCTGGATAAGGTCATCGCTGACCGTCTGGCGCGTGAGCGGGCAAAGCTGCCCAGTGCTGACGAACTGAAAGCCTATGGTGAGTGGAAGAAGGCCCAGCAGACCGAAGCTGAGAAACAGGCAGAACGCGAAAAAGAGTTTGCGAAACTCCAGGCGGACACCGAAACCCTCCGCCGCGAGAATATCGCCTACAAAGCAGGCGTGAACGCCGACGATCTCGATTACGTGATTTTCAAGGTGGGCAAAATGGACGGGGAGTTTGAGGAAAACCTCAAAAAGTACCTGGATGAAAACAAGAAATACACCGAGCCCAAAACCGAACTGGTTGAAGGCACGAAGCACCAACCGTCAAAAGCCGGTGATAGTGATGAAAATTCTATAGCCATCGCTCGAAAATTTGCGGGGCTATAACATTGAAAGGAAATTAAAATGACACAATCTATCGGATTAGTAAGTAAGTTCCAGCCAATCCTCGATGAGGTATATAAGGCTGCGTCTCTCACTGCGCGCATGGACGCTAATGCAAAAGCAGTTAACTTCGCAGGCGCGAACGTGGTGAAGGTTTTCAAAACTGACCCCATCGGTTTGGGTAAATACGACCGTGTAAGCGGTTATCCTGCTGGCCAAGTTGTAGGATCGTGGGAAACCTTGACCCTGGCGACCGAGCGTGGTCGGTCTTTTGTTATTGACCGCATGGATGACGAGGAAACTCTCGGCATGGCCTTTGGAACGCTGGCCGGAGAATTTGTCCGCACTAAAGTCGCTCCTGAACTGGATGCTTATCGCTTCAGCAAGTACGCCTCTACCGCCTCGATCAATGCCGCGACCCCCGCGACTTTGGATGCCAACAGCATTATTGCCGCTCTGGATGCCGCAAAGTTGGAATTAGATAAGGATGAAGTTCCAAGCGAAGGGCGACTGCTCTACATCTCAGACACCTGTTTGAGTTACCTCGAAGGAAAAGTCAGCCGCTTCCTGGGCAACGAAACCGCCGTTGACAAACGCGTGACGAAATACAGCGGAATGGAAGTGATCATGGTACCCCAGACCCGTTTCTACAAGGGTATCGAGCTCGATGACGGTGATACTGTGGACGCTGGCGGCTTTTCTAAGGGTTCTGGCAAGGATATCAACTTCATGATCATCCACCCATCCGCAGTGCTCCAGGTTGCAAAGCATGATTCCCTGAAGGTGTTCACGCCGGACCAAAACCAGACCACCGACGGCTGGCTTATACAATATCGCATCTACCATGACGCGTTTGTGTACGCAAACAAACTCAATGGTATCTACCTGCATTGCAAGGCTTAGCCGGATGAAGCTCAGTAAAGTTGTGAGGGAGAGACCGGGAGATTGGCACCTCTCCTTCCATGCTGAGAGAAAAGAGGAAAAATGAGTGAAATCAAATCATTATCCGGCGCGGGCTGGTTGAAGGACGCGGATGACAACTTCCAGTCTTTGAGGTCGCTGGCCGGTTTACACATGACCCCGTTCGTATTTGACACGGAGGTCAATGATGCTGGCGAAAATCCGGCAAGCAATAAGACCGTAGCGGCTCACCCGTTGGCTGTGACTATTCCAGCCAAAGCCATCGTTCTGGGCGGGCATCTGGACGTTATCACAGCGGTCACGTCGGAAACCAATAACGCGACCATTGCAATTCACCTGGCGGAGGCGGCTGACGTCTTGACTGCTACGGAAGGCGCAGAAGCAAATTTGACGCTTGCGGCACAAATTCCGATGGCGACTCTCAAGACTGCTCCGATCAAGCTGTCGGAAGCTAAGGCTGTCACCGTCACCGTTGGAACTGCCGCTCTCACGGCCGGAAAAATCAACGGCTATATCATTTGGATTGAAGGTGCATAATGGCTGGATCAATTTCTGGAATTGACTGGGTAAGCAGGATGCCGGTTAGCGGCGTTTATACCGCCGTTGCTGGGGATGATAGTGCAGGCAAAGCGGAAATCAATACCGGCATGGCAAACGCGACTGGCGCTATTGTGCAAATCGTGCGATCTGGCGTGGTCGCTGGCGCGGATGCAAAGCCGAGCATTGCAGCTGGCGTTCTCAAAGTTGAGGACGGCGCGAGCTATAAAGTCACCGCCGGCGATGTTATCAACTGGATCGTGTTCTAAAAGCAACAAACTGGAGACGGCCTCATGGCTTACCTGACGCAGGAAGAATACACGGACATGGGCGGGGCTTTAACCGGCTCCGCCTATGACCGCCTCGAATTCAAGGCATGCAAGCTAGTCGACCAGCACACCTTTAGCAGGCTTAGGTCCGACACGAGTTTCAGCGAGCCAGTCAAGCGACTGACTTTCGAGCTTATCGGGCTATTGGGCAATGCCGATACATCGGCGGCTGGATACCAGGGCGCGATTACCTCCGAGGGTAATGACGGCTACTCGGTCAGCTTCGCCGCCGCCTCCGTGCTCACTCCAGAAGGCGTCATGGCGAGTGCCGAGGCGCTTATCAACCAGTATCTGGAAGGTGAGCGCAATCAGGCTGGCGAACTGCTTTTGTGCAGGTGGGCATGAGCACTTACCGCGCTTTGATATGGGATAAGCCGATCACGGTTTATCACCGTGCTCTAAGCGTAGACGACGACTCAGGAAAGACCGTCACCAGTTGGGCGCGAACTGAGCTTGAGAATTGCTATTACGGCCTAAAAGCCCGGCAGGTAGTGCGTGGAACAGAAATAGGCTCTGCGAACCTTTACATCGTGCGAATACCCATTGCGTCCATTCCAGCAGATTTTGTGATGGGCAAGGGCGACATCGTTGTGAACGGCGCGGTTACCGACGAGCTACCAAGCAATGACAGCGGTTCTGCTATGCGTGCTAAATACGCTGGCAACTGCTTCGTTGTGGGCACATACCGCGATAACCGCGACCTGCCGAACACCGCCCACCTTTACGCAAGCGAGGATTGAAATGGCATTCAGGGTCAAAGTCAGGTCAGAAGTCAACATCCCGCGGGTAATCCGGCGGATCGACAATGACGCGTTTTGGACTTTCGCGGCATCCGAGTGGAACAGGCTAATCAATCCGTTTGTGCCGATGGACACAGGTGCGCTTAGCCAGAACACCACCATCATGCCTAAGAAAATCAGGTATGAAGAGGATTACGGCGTGAAGGTATACAACTCAAACGCCAACTTCCGCAAAGACCAGCACCCGCTGGCAACTAAAGAGTGGGATAAGGCGGCCGCACCATCGCAAAAGGGCAAGCTGATTGCCGCGCTGAAGGACTACATCAAGCAAAAGGGGTTGCTGAATGGATAACA